ACTGGATGCGTAAGATGCTGGCCAAGGCGCTGAGCAAGATTGTGCTTGAAGAACTGGCTGTAAGAAAAACAACACTGGAAGAGGCCGCAGACTTTATACAGACAGAGGCCGAGGTGCTGAAAGAAACTCATGCCAACGGACATACGACCGGTGTTATTGATGATCCTGTCGTGGCCGCCGAGTACGAACGCGAAAAAGAACTGGCTCTCAAGCTCAGGATCATTAGCGAGGGCCAACCATGAGCATTCAGGATTTTTTAGACGCCTGCGAAGATTACTGTGAAGTCAAACGATACACAGGGTAAGATATATGGGTAGAAGCATGTAAGTTCATGCCTTACAAGTTGGTGTCATGCGCCTGTTCGCCCTGCAACACGGGAACGTAGGCTAACTGTCAAGCATGAAGCAGGATTAACGACCTGCCTACCCACCATATTTAAGAATTGGGAGTGTATATCCCCGGCTTGGCTCCGCATTATTCAGCATCGAGTTACTTGCGACGAAAAAAATATAAACACGAATTTTTATAGACCGCCACCCCGGCGGTTTTTTTATGCCCGCCCTTCGGCGGGTTTTTTATTGCCCGGAGAATGATAATGAAAAACATGTTGGCCGTGTTGGCCCTCTTAGCAAGCACCGTGACGTATGCCACGCCACCAGATAACCGCCCGCCAGACAACCGGCCACCGAACAACGTGGCACGTCAGAACCAAGGGCAGCTACAGGGACAACTGCAGGGGCAGCTACAGGGACAGCACCAGTCGGCTAACAATAAACAATTTCAGGCGGCGACGAGTAAGCAGTTTCAGGGCAATGCCAACGAGATCATGATTCAGGATAACTCGCTGTACGAGGCGCAAAAACGCGATCCGGTCTCCAGTGCGATCGCCCCCGGCTTGACGACAAGCGGTGAGGATACTTGTATGGGGAGTACGTCTGTCGGGGGACAGGGGACCGGTTTCGGTCTGAGTTTTGGCACCACCTGGACGGACGAGCACTGCAAGATGATCAAGGCCGTGAAGTTACTGCAGAGCCTGAACTATCAACAGGCGGCCAAGGCGCGCATGTGTGGTGATGCCGACATGGCGCGCGCGATGCTGGCCGAGGGTTACCAGTGCGATCCGGCCGTGGGCGGCGGGGCGGACGATGGTGTGCCCCTGTATGAGAATGAAGTCGAATATAACTACTACCCCGGCGAGGACTAGCTGGCGGCGCTTACATGCCTATGCCGTGCAGGACCGCACCGGCACCTATCAAGTCAGCAAGACCCTGCACGGCGTCTGCATCGGTCCGCCGCAGGCGAAATACACCCTCTGGCGCAAGCGCGACAAATGGCCCTACCTGTGGCAGCGCTTGGGCACCTTTCTCAGTTTTGCCGATGCCCGTGAGCACGTAGATGCAGAAAAATCTCACTGAGATATTAACGCGCTGGGCACTGGATCCGGTGCTGTTTGTCGAGGAGGGGCTGGGGGCGACGCCGGAACCTTGGCAGGCCGAGGCCCTGCGTGCGATCAACACGGAGGACCGCGTGGCGATCCGCTCCGGCCACGGGGTGGGCAAGTCGGCCTTGCTGGCCTGGATCATGCTGTGGTGGATGCTGACGCGCTACCCCCAGAAAACCGCCTGTACCGCCCCGTCCGCGCACCAGTTATCCGACGTGCTGTGGGGTGAGGTCTCGTTCTGGCTGAAAAAACTGCCCACCGCCCTGCAGGACTGGATCGAAATCAAGATGGAATCCATCGAGCTGAAAAGCGCACCCCGCGAATCGTTCTGCGTAGCGCGTACCGCCCGCGCTGACAGGCCCGAGGCCTTTCAGGGTTTTCATTCGGAAAACATGCTGTTCATTGTCGATGAGGCCTCCGGGGTGGAGGACATCATCTTCGAGGTCGGCGAGGGGGCCATGAGTACGCCGGGGGCCAAGACGATCCTGACGGGTAACCCGACCCGGTCCAACGGGTATTTTTTCGAGGCCTTCCACAAGTCCCGCGAGCGCTGGCACCGCATCAAGGTGGCGTGTAGCGATTCGGCGCGGGTCAGCCCCGACTACGTCACCGACATGGCGGAAAAGTACGGCGAGGAAAGCAATGTCTACCGCGTGCGTGTGCTCGGTGAGTTTCCGCGCTTTGATGACGACGTGCTCATGCCGCTGGATCTGGTCGAGGCCGCCGTCACCCGCGAGGTGGAGCCGATCGATCGCTACATGCCCGTGTGGGGGCTGGACGTGGCGCGGTTCGGAAACTGCCGCACCGCTCTGGCCAAGCGCCGCGCGAACCTGCTCATGGAACCGGTCAAAGCCTGGTTCCAGCGCGATCTGATGGAGGTAGCGGGTCTGGTGCTGAATGAGTACGAAGAGACCCCGACCAACGAACTGCCCGCCGAGATCCTGGTGGATGCCATCGGGATCGGTGCGGGCGTGGTAGACCGCCTGCGCGAACTGGGCCTGCCGGTGCGCGGGATCAACGTGGCCGAGAGCCCCAGCGCCCGGGGCCAGCACAACCGCCTGCGCGACGAACTGTGGTGGCGGGCCCGGGAGTGGTTCGAGGCCCGGGAATGCAAGATCCCCGACGACGACAAGCTGGTCAGTGAACTAACCAGTGTCACGTACAAGTTTTCGTCCAGCGGCAAGATTCAGGTGGAGCGCAAGGACGAGATGCTGGCGCGCGGCATGCAGTCGCCCGATGAAGCGGATGCCTTTGTGCTGACGTTTGCCGGGCTGGACCGGCGCGGCGTCGGTGATCGTTACTTGATAAACAGCGCGCGCCACAAACGACCGAGGAGCTGGATGGTGAGATGACGCCCGATTACATAGAAGAAGCGCATGCGCGCTGGACCAAGAGCCGCGATCACTCCAAGGAGTGGCGCGAGGAGGCCCGGACCGATTATGACATGGTCGCCGGTCACCAGTGGTCGGTCGAAGAGATGGCCTACCTGGAGGAGAACCTGCGCCCGGCCATCACGATGAACCGCACCGGCCCGGTGATCGACTCGGTGGTGGGCCATCAGGTCACGAACCGGCAGGAGATCAAGTATGTCGGCCGGGAGGTGGGTGACGCCCAGGTCAACGAGCTGTTGACCGGGGCCTATCAGTGGGTGGCCGATCAGTGTGGCGAAGAGCACGAGCAGACTGACATGTTTCGGGATGCCGCGATCTGCGGCATGGGCTGGACGGAGACGCGGATCAGCTACGACGAGGATCCGGACGGCAAGATCTTTTCCGCCGAGCGGGTCAGCCCGCTGGAGATGTTCTGGGACCCCACGGCGCGCAAGCAGAACCTGAGTGACGCCCGCTATGTCATGCGGGCCCGCTGGATAGCCCGGATCGAGGCCGAGGAGCGCTGGCCGAAGGCCAGAGACATCCAGCCCGGTGACGGCGAGGTGTTTGAGGACCTGCAGGACGGTGCCGTGCCGCACGATGCGGCCCGCGCCTTTGAGTACAAGAACACGGCCAGTGAGTGGTATCGCCAGCACACCGACGAGGTGCTGATCCTGCAGTACCAGTGGTGGGTGCGCGAACCGATGTACCGGGTCGGCGATCCGATGTCCAACCGGCTGGTGGAACTCTCGGAGAGCAAGTACGAAAAGCTCAAGGATTATATTCAGGAGAAGGGCCTGCCGGTGATCCGGCAGCTCAAGCGTAAATATTATCAGGCCTTTTTGCTGGGCAAGCATGAGCTGGAAAAGACCCTGAACCCGTGCCCGACGGACTTCACCCTGAAAGCCAAGACGGTCAAGCGCGACCAGAACCAGAACACGTGGTTTGCACTGGGTCGGGTGCTGCGCGATCCGCAAAAGTGGAGTAACAAGTTTTTCAGTGATATTCAGGACATCATGGCCAGCAACCGCACCGGCGGGGCCTTTGTCGAGGAAGACGCGCTTAAGGATCCGCGTCGGGCCGAGGAGATCTGGAATGACAGCAACCCGCTGATCATTGTCAACTCCGGGGCCATCGGCGCGAACAAGATCCGCGAGCGCAACCCGATCCAGTACCCGACCGGGCTGGATCGGCTGTTGCAGTTTGCCATCACCGCGATCCCGGACGTGACCGGGATCAATCTGGAAATGATGGGCATGGTTGACAGAAACCAGCCGGGGATCCTGGAGGCCCAGCGCAAGCAGGCCAGCCTGACCATTCTGGCCCCGCTGTTTGATGGTCTGCGCAAGCATCAGCGCGAACGTGGCAAGGTGGTGCTGTATTTCATTAAAAACTATATCTCGGACGGCCGTTTGATCCGTATCACGGGCCAGAACGGCCTGCAGCAATACGTGCCACTGGTGCGCCAGCCGGACACGATCACCTTTGACACGGTGGTGGAGCAGTCGCCGACCAGCCCGAACGTGAAACAGGAAACCTTCCAGATCCTGACCGAGATCGCGCCGTTTGTCCTGCAGGCCGGTTACCCCTTACCCCCCGAGATCCTGGACTACCTGCCGCTGCCGTCGACCCTGACCAACGCGTGGAAACGCACGGTGATGGAAGCCAGCGAGCAACCGGGACCGGTGGATCAGGCCAAGATCCAGAAAGACAGCTCGCAGGCCAAGCTGAATCAGGCCCGCGCCCGCAAGACGCTGGCCGAGATCGAAACCGATGTCGCCGAGCTTAAGCGCGAGATGTACGACAGCCAGACCGACCGCCTGAAAGTGGTGGTCGATGCCAATCAACCACGGAGCACAGAGTGATGGAAGACCTTTTGGGCGATGAAATAACCGCAGAGGAACAGGCGTATTTTGAGCAGCGCGGCGAACCGGAACAGGGTGAGCCTGAAAAGGCTGAACCGGACAAGGCGGAACCGGAAAAAACGGAACAAGCCGAACAAGCGGCTGAATCGGACTTAGAAAAAGAAAAAGCCGAGCCGGAAAAAACCGTCGACATCCGTGCCCTGCACGAGGCGCGGTTTGAAAACAAGGCGCTTAAGGAGCAACTGCAGGGCGTACAGACACAGGTGCAGCAACTGCAGAGCCTGAAAGAGGAATTAGATCAGTATCGCAAGAGCCAGCAGGTCCAAGATGACAGTCAGGCCTATGACGACGATCCAATGGGCTATTTGAAAAACAAACTGGATCAGGTCACCTCCGCGCAGACCGAGCAGGCCGACAGCGCCGAGGCGCAACGCCAGCAGCAGGAGCAGTGGCAGGCCTTCGCCAGCCAGGTCAGTAATTTGCGGCAGGAGTTTATGGCCAAACAGCCCGATTATGCCGACGCCTATGAGTACATGATGAAGGAGCGCATGAAGGAATTTGAAGTGCTGGGGATCTCCGATCTGAGCGCGCGTCAACAGCAGTTTGATACCGAGGCGCTGGCGCTGGCCAACTATGCGCTACAGAACAACCAGAACCCGGCCGAGCTGGTCTACCGACTGGCCGAGCACAAGGGTTACCGACGGGCTGAACAACCACAGGACAGCCTGCAGGAAAAAGTCGAACAGTTAGAAAAAGGACAACAGGCGGCCCACTCTCTGGCCGACACTTCCAGCCAGCCGGAGAGCGGTTTGTCTCTGGCCAATGTTGAGAAGATGAGCGACGAGGAGTTTGACAAGCTCTTCGCTGAATACGAGCGCGCCGCAAGGGACGCGTAATTTCCTTGCCCCGGCCCCCGGCCGTAAAACTTGTCGATAGCAGATCGTAAAACTGCACCTCGCAGGCCCAGCGTTACAGGCAATAACCCCCTATATAAACGAGTGACAGGAGAAAGCTTATGGCTACGACATCCTATGGTGTGAATAGCAATGAAGCGGTGAAACTCTGGTCGCGCAAACTGATGCGGGAAGCCCTTAAGGAAACCTGGTCCAACCGGTTTATGGGCACCACGTCAGACTCGTTATGTCAGATCCTGGATGACACCCAGAAAGGCCCCGGTGATCGCATTCGCTGTATTCTGCGCATGCAATTAACGGGCGACGGGATTCAGGGCGATGGCACGCTGGAAGGCAATGAAGAGGCACTCGTCACCTATACCGATGACGTTGTGATCAATCAACTTCGCCACGCCGTTCGTAGTCAAGGCAAAATGACCGAGCAGCGTATTCCTTTCAGTGTCCGCGAGGAGGCCATGATGGGCCTGCGTGACTGGTGGGCTGATCGCTACGATACCTGGTTCATGAACCAGATCTCGGGCAACAGCGCCGAAACCGACACGAAAAAAACCGGCAATAACGCGGCCATTGCGCCCGTTTCCACGCACGTCCTGTATGCCAACGGACACACGACCGAAGCGGCACTGACGGCCACGGCCTCCGCCCTGTTCAGCCTGAAAATGGTGGATCAGGCGGTGCTCAAGGCCCGCACGCTAGCGCCGATCATCCGTCCGCTGCGTACCGGTATGGCGGGAGCCAAGTACGTCATGTTCATCACCCCGGAGATGGTCCACGACCTGCGACGGGACACCAATACCCTGCAGTGGGCGGATATTCAGCGCGCGGCAATGGAGGGTGGCAAGGTCTCTGGTAACGGCCTGTTCACCGGTGCCCTTGGCATGTACAACGGCGTCATTCTCCATGAGGCCTACCGGCTGCCAACCTTCACCTCCACCGGCGGATCCACCACGGGTCGCGCGGTGCTGTGTGGGGCGCAATCAGCCGTCATGGGCTTTGGGCGTGGATATGGCAAATCGAGGATGGACTGGGCGGAGGAGCTGTTTGATTACGGCAACTCACTCGGGGTCGGGGCAGGCTGTATCGGCGGTATTAAAAAGACCGTTTACAACAGCGCCGACTTCGCCACCATCACACTCATGGCAGCGCATTCTACCGATGCGACCACTGCCAGCGGCCGATAAAGGAGGTGACTTATGGCACATTTTACCAATAGTGACGTAACCAGCGGTCCTTCCAAGGCAATCCACGCAGGGGTAAACGTGATCTATCCGTCTTACACCCTGAATGAAACTGCAAGCGGGTCGACCACGATCGCCATGGCCAAGTTACCGGCCGGGTCGCGTGTCATCGAGTGCTTTGCGACCACGAACCTGACCGATGCCCTGGGCACCGGTGGCGAATCCATCTCGGTTTACGCCACCATCGGCGGGTCCAGTGTCGCCACGTACATCGACACGTCGGATGTCACCAATGCCGTGCGCATGACCAATTTCACGGGGGCAGGTTTTTTACTGACCTCCAGTGCCAATCTGGTCATGGCCCTGCATGACGTGGTGAACACCGGGAGCGCCAGTGTGCAGCTAAAAGTGGTCTGCAGTTATCTGTCTGAGGACGATCCTGGTTAATGGATGGAACTTAGCGTACTGCAAAACGCGGGGAGGGTGGATCTCGCGCCCTTCCCGCACCTTGTGCTTCGCAACGCCCTGCCTTGGGAATTATACCGAGAGTTAGAAGCGACCCGGCCAGCGCCGGGCTTTTTTGAAAACGGGCGCGATCCCGGCAGCAATCTGCGCATGGATCGTCATGCCCACGAATGTTTAGGTAACTCTGACGTACCACCGCCTTGGCAAGAATTTATCGCCTATCACACGAGCGAAAAATTCTGGCATGAAGTGGTGGACATTTTCGGGGACATTGTTCGTCTGTTATATCCGCACCTGGAATTCATAAAGCCTTTAGAAAACTATGATTGCGGCCTGCGCTTTAAGGACAAACGGGCGGACATTTTTATGGAATGCCAGCCGGGGATCAATACACCCCCTTTGGCTGAGAGCCGGGTGCGTGGCCCGCACGTTGATAATCCGGTGGAGCTGGTTGCGGGCCTGTTATACATGCGCCCGGAACAGGACGTGTGGCGCGGGGGCGGGCTGAATATCCACCGCCTGAAAAAACCGTATGTCTGCCACGACAAGGCGGAGATCGATGATAAGTACGTGGAGACGGTGGCCACGGTGCCGTATGAGCCGAACACGCTGGTGATGTTTGTGAATACGCCGCTGTCCATCCACAGCGTGACGCCGCGACCGTCCAACCCGCTGCACCGGTTGCTGGTGAATTTTGCACTGGAATTACCCAAACCCTTATTCAAGATACAGAGGTAAGTAATGGCCAAAACCCTGCGCGAACGGGTGCGCGAGACTAACAGCCTGCATCAGCAGATGATCCGGGATCGTGATTACTCGCGACTTGACGAGGTGAGCGAGAGTTATCACCAGTATCTAAGCCAAGCCCCGGAGGATGCGGCGCTGATCTTCATGACGGCCACGGCCGAGCTGCAACGCGGTCACAACGGCGCGGCCATCCAGTTACTGCTCCGCGCGCTGGCCTATCGACCGGACTTCCCGGAGGCCTGGAACAACCTGGGGAACGCCTGGCGCAGCGAGCACAATATCCCGAAGGCCCGCGCGGCCTATGAGCGCGCCGCCGGGTTAGAGGAGGCCACCGAGTACTACAACAACCTGTCAACGCTGTACATCAACGAGGGCAACCCGGGTGACGGGATTGCCTACGCGCGGCGGGCCTTGGAACTGGATCCGAACAATCCACAGGCGCACTGGAATCTGGGCCTGATGCTGTTGGAGCTGGGCGAGTACGACGTGGGGCTGAAAGAATACGAGGCCGGGCTATTGTCGGGAGACCGACCCGATCGATCTTACGATAACAGCAACGCGATCCCGTACTGGGACGGTACGAAAGGGAAAACGGTGGTGGTTTACGGCGAGCAGGGAATGGGCGACGAGATCCTGTTTGCGAGCTGTCTCCCGGCACTGATCGCGGACTGCGACAAGGTGATCTTTGACTGTCACCCGCGCATGGAAAATCTGTTTCGCCGCTCGTTTCCCGGCCTGCACGCCATCTATCCGACGCGCAAGAAAAACACGCTGGACTGGCCCCCGGCTCATCAGATCGATTATCGCGTGGGGATCGGCAGCCTGTTTCGCTATTACGGTATCAAAAAGCGCGCCCCCTATCTGGTACCCGATCCGGAGCTGGTGGCCAGTTACAAGGAGTGGCTGGGGTACTGTGGTCCCGGTCCGTACATCGGGATCGGCTGGTACGGTGGCACAA